CTGCTGAATAACCCTTAATAGCTAGCCTGTGATAGTACCTTTTGCACCGGCCTAACGCCTTTTGCTGGCCAATGCTTCTGCTAATCTTTTGCGGAAACGCTCCGACACCCCGTCTTTTCTGCCGAACACAACACCGGCCACTGTGTCTGCGTATGGGAATACTGGTTGATATAATCCCCGCCCCCTATACTTAGCAACCATTCTAATCTTCTGCCCACCCCGCCTAGTTTGTCTGCCATATCTTTCCCAAATACCAGCAAGATGCTCGCCTTGCAAGCCTTTAGGCACGCCGCTAAAGTATTTCGTGCGGTCGTTAATCATCTTTGCATACTCGCTACGCTTGATATTACCTAGCTTAGTTAGCTTGGTATGCTTAGTCGGTATCATAAGTGATCTGTTCTTAGGGAAACGCGTGCCGCCATATACCATAAACTTTATATATTCTGCGCGTGCGCCTTCGACAAATACCTTTGCCATTAGGTTTTGCTTATTGCTTTTCTCATATCGAAAGCCGGTCTTGGTAAAGCCTGTCGCGCCGCCCTCGAACACTTCTTGTGCCTTTTGTCTTAATGACTTTAGGGCTACAGTCGCTGCTACATCGTTTAATGCGCGGCTTGTAGCATACGGGATATGACGGCGTTGAATGTCGGTTAGGCCGCGTGTTAAGGCTTTTATGTCTGCTTTAACGCTGATTTGCATTAGTGTTGTGTCTCGCTTTCTAGCTCTAATATTACAACAGTTCCGTGGCAATCACGCGCATCGAATATGATGCCAGCGCATTCTGTGCAGTTAATCGTGCCACTATTAGCCTCTACAACTGCATAGGTGCTTTCGCCACATATGCCGCAATCGACCTCATTCTCAAAGAATAGCACATAATCCATCCGCTGACATTATCCGCAAAACAAAAGGCGGTCAATGCCGCCCCTTGCCCCCTTCCTATTGTTGTTGTGGATTTTCTATTAACCCGCTGCCAAAACAAACGTCGCAATCATCTTGTACTTCGCTGCCGCACGGGTCGTTTGCTCCCCGCTTACCTTGCCAATATATTAGCCAGCCATAGCCGTCACATTCGGGGCAAGTGATTTGCTCGTCATTCATCATCACCCTCAACTATATGAAAATGATTGTGCATTGCCCAAAAAGCCGTTTGCAATTTACGCGGTGTTTCTACATCGCATATATCAAAGCCGTCAGACCATTCATAAATAAAGGCTTTAAGGGCTTTATATGTGATATCAATAGCCTCCATTTGATCTTGAGTTAGACATTCATACGCGGCTTCTTCTTCAGCTATGCGCTTTTCACGCTCTATTTGCCAATCTGATTTTTTAGCTTTTCTGCCCATTATTCGCTCCCTTCGATTAAACGATCTAAAACCGGCACTAATTGGTCGCAATAAACGTCTTTTACTATTTCACGCGTTTTAATTTTGACAGTGCCTTTGCTTTTATAAAGTCGATATGCTTGCACCATATATGTGTCGTTTGGCATTAAGCTGATCATCACGCTGCCTTTATGCACTCTGCCATTAACTTCAAAATCTAACCCGCCTAATCGCTTAGCAGTTTCCGGTATCGCTATGAAATTTTGTGCGCCGTATGCGGCAAAAGCCCAAGGATCGACAGCCTTAACTTGATCCATTATTGTATCTGCAACTTCTGTTCCCATTTTAACCTCCAAAACGCGCCATTAACGCCCAAATATTGTAATCCGTTGTTACGGCATTAGTGCCGAAAGCAATTACAAAGCCTGTTACGAATAGCATCCCGATTGTATCTTTAATCATTTTAAACCCCCAACACGCTATGCCCACGACCCCGCAAGCACTCATTAAGCCATTTAATCTCCGCACCGAACTGCAAAGGCGATAACGCCTCTTTGACTAGCTGGCGGCACTCTGTAAGATCGCGTTGATATAGCTGCGCTTTATCGCCGCTGACCCGCAAATCAGCGACCGGCGTATAACTACAACCGGCCACCAATACTGCTATGACAAACAGGCGGGGCATTATGCCGCCGCCCTTAAAAGTTGTTCGACCGGCTGGCGGCAATGCTTGTAATTGTCGCGTGTCAAATACTTAACATCGCTATAAAAGCACAACCAACAACCAAGACCGCTAACAAAAATCTGATCGTCATCAGCTTCGATTTCCAGCCGCGAAATCAAAGCATCCGCATCGAACCGCTTACCGCCAAATGGATAAATGCCTTTATGGATGGCACGCACAAAAACAGGCAAGACCTTTTCTTTCAGTTCTTCAACCGATGTTACAGCCACTGGCATTTGGAAACGCTCAAAAAGCAGATAATCAGAAATCTGATCACCGCTGTTGCCATACATTGCTTCAGCATCATCAAAATAAAATGTAGTCATTTTGCAATCTCCCGTTTTAACATTCGCTCATTTCAAAAATGCCGCCGTACACGCCGTTGCCGTCGTTATCGTCGAAATCAACCTCGCCCCAACGCAATAATTGATTTAGATCGAAATTGTACCGCTCACTAACTTCTTTTAACTCATTGGCTACAAAAAGCTGTGTTTCTGATCCCCAAAACCATAAACAATATAATTTTGATGATTTTGACATTTTGCAATCTCCCGTTTGCTATTTGATTTATTCAGCGTATCGTGACCTTTTTAAGCTGTAAACACTTTTTACACCTTTTCCCCAATCTTTTTTAGTTCAGCAATAACGTCAGGCCTGTTCTGCCGATAATAGCTGCGCATATTCTCCGATAAATTTTTCCATTCTTCGGCGGTTACCATTTTCCGCTGCGGCGGTGTCCAGTCATTAGAATGATTGTTATAATTGCCGCTAGACGGCCTAGAATAGCCCGTGACGCGCTTTGGTTTCTTTTCGGCCTCTTTCCTACACCAGTTTTTCCAAAACGCGCTACAATCTACATATGCGGCCTTGTTCCCGTTTTGCTGATCCCATAGTCTAATGCTTTCTAGTATGCTATCCGGCTTTAATCCTTTTTCGGTCGCATAGGCTTTGTCGTCGTCGTTAGGTTGCCAATCGACAACCTTTGTTTTCCTATTATTTCTAGGTAAGGGTTCTTTAAGGGTTATAGGGCTCACTGTGAGCCCCCCCTCCTGTCTGTGTGACAGGGGTATCACTGTGACAGGGGGTAGGAAAGACAGGTGATATTCTGTAGACCGCCCCGTGCGATAAACCCTTTTTATCAACAGTAAATCTTCTAGCTTGCCAATTTTACGGCGAACAGTCGCTTCACTAGCCGCCGTAACCTCGCAAATATGACGGACGGAAGGCCACGCATAGCCGTATGACTGATTATGATGATTAGCAATAACGATTAAAACTAGCTTTGCCAAAGGGTCGTCTAAAGGCGTATCCATCGCCCAATCCAACGCCTTAATGCTCATCGGCTTCGCCTAAAATCTCGATAGTTAATGCCGCATAGCCGATAATATCTAGCAAGCTGTCTAAATGCTTACAGTCGCTATTAGAAAGCCTCGACATTTTCATCGCAATCATTATTGCGCCAAACTGCTCAGGCCTAATATCGACCCCAACGATCATTTCGATCATTCTTGCGGTTTGCTCCCAGTTCTCCCGCAGATCGCCGTAATTCGCGCCGCGTTCTTCTAGTATTTCTTCAACGCGCTCTAGTGCTTTAGATCGGTTCATTTTTTCCTCAAACAAACTTAAATTTTTCTATAGATATTTCTGCCATTAGCCCGAAATCGCGCTCTATCCCGCGATCTGTTCTGCCGCCTATTGTGGTTTGAAAATCGACATTGAAATTACAAAACCCTAAACGATCAGTCCAACAAACTATTAAAAATGTCGGGATATTAGTTTCAAAGCTAACCTGTCTTGCGTACATCATTTTATGCAAATGCAGTAATGACGTTTTATAGCGATTATGCTGAAAAGTGCGACACTTGACTTCTGCAAACGCCATTATTTGGCCTGACCTAGTTAAAGCAAAATCTAATTGACTATATTCAGGCAGCTTAACAGCGGTACATTTCCACAGCTTGCTAATCCTGTTGATCGCTTGCAGCTCCATTCTTAGGTCGTACTCGGTCTCCATTTACCACTCCTTTGTGTTCCATTTTACATATCGCGCATATATATAGATCGCCCTTTATTTTTAATTTCCCACGACATTTCGGGCATAAACCCAATTCATATAAACGCTCAAATGTGCCGTCACCTTTTTGGATCATAATCACGCAGCCTTGGCAAAAATGGTATGACGTTATGACGTTTTAACGCTGTTGCTATATAATCGGCTCTAATAACGCCTAAAGGCTCAACCCCGTCGTCGGCATTGCGCGGAACAACGCGCACCTCGATGCCGGCTTTGCCTTTTACGATTTCAACTGTTAAATCTTTGACATCAATCCAAGTTTCAGTCGAAATCATTACATATTCGCGGTCGCCAACAGTATTCATATTTCTACTCATCTGCGCAAACCTTTCTACAAATCAGCTATAAAATCCCTAATGATATAGCAAGCTGTATCCATATCAACCTCACAAGCATACCGCCAATCAATCTGCTCCGAACAATCCCTGTTTGGCGCATAATAATCTAGCTCAGTTAAAACTTGTATAGGCATACGCACGCGCGTGCTTTGCCGATCTAAGCGATAAAATAAAAGCGGCAATTTACCAGCTATTGAAGCTGCGGTACAAACCTGATCCCACCACTCTGGTGAAACACCAGATTTATATCGTTTGCATTCGATTACAAATGGAAAGTTCATATCTTCGGTGCGTAAATCACCAAGATGCTTTTCGCGTGTTTGATCCAATTCGCGTATAAAATTTAGGCCAAGTCTATCAAAAAGCTCATTAGCAATTTCATATTCATAGCCCCGACCTTTATTTCTGGATTTGCTTCCTGTCATTTCACACTCCTTTTTTTGAAACCTATTTAAAAAAACAATAGCTGTAAATAAAAAGTTTACAATCTGCGGATCGGCTGTTAGGGTGTTAACAGTGGAAAACGGGAGTTAAGATGACAAAACGGGAAATTAGCAAAGAATGGAAAGCGGCTGGTTTTACGCATCTTTCTGCTAGTCAATTAAACCCCTCGGTGAGCAATTGGCTTTTCAGATATGTGTATTTGTCGCCAGAAGAACGCCGCAGTATTGGCGTTGGGGAACGCGCTGCTATAGGTACATCTGTGCATAACGCGGTGCAGTCAATAGTGTGTCACGGGGCTGATATTGATGAAGCTATCGAAGCCGCACAAATCGCGTTTGACTTTCATCCAGCCGATGAAGATGACGTTCTGCGCGTGAAGTTTCGTGAGTGTATACCAGCAATGGTGCATCAAGGCGTGAATGTTTGTGTAGAAAACGGCTTTATCGGCGCGGTCGATGAAGAGCGAATTGAATGTTGGTTAGATGACGTGAACGTGCCGATATTAGGTTTTGTCGATTTGCTTGTCGAAGGCTTAATGTTTGGAGAGATGAAAACCAAAGCACCGCGCAAGACTAAGCTGCTTAAAGATGGCTCACAAGGCTGGGCAAAAGCAACACTGCCTAAAAAGCCGGAGTTTCCGCATATCTGCCAAGCGGCTATTTACTGGCACGCGTTGCGGGTTACGCCATCAATAATCTATATTGCCGAACACGATGCGGTGATTTTTAACGCTTACAATTGCGAAGAATTGCAAGCAGACGGGATAGCGTACGCTTTAAATGAAATGCGGCAAAAAGCGTTGATCCGGCAAAATCTATTGAAGGTTAGCACCGATCCTAAAGTGCTAGCATCAATTACCGATCCCGATTGGGGTCATATGTACCAATGGAATATGAAAGAAGAGTGGCTGGAAAGGGCTAAAGAATTATGGAAAATATAAAACTACACGCGGCATTAGCCGACGTCAGACGCGCCGCATCTGTCGGCAAGTCTGGCAAGAACCCGATGTTCAAAAGCGAATACTCGACATTAGGCGACGTTTTAACCGCGCTAGACATATTGCCAGAATACGGGCTGTCATTCGCGCAGTATTTTCAAGATGGCGCGCTAGTGACTACAGTAGTGCATTTAGAAACCGGCGAAAAGATTAGCAGCTTTTTGCAAATTAGCCCCGAAAAAGATACACCGCAGTCATTTATTAGCTGCGTTACATATTACCGGCGGGCAAGTTTGATGACGATGTTCGGATTGAATGCAAGTGATGATGATGGTAATCTAGCCTCTGGCTCTGGCGCGGTTCCCTCCCGTCCGCAGCCTCAGCCAAAGAGGCCAGTCGCTGCATCCACTCCGGCGGCTGGCCTCGCCTCCAATGATATTTTAGCAGAAAAATTAGATGCCTGTAAAAGCGTTCGTGATGTCAACGCGCTTTATACAACGCTGTATGGGGCAGGCGGCATAAAATGCCCCGATGATCAATTGCAAATGTTTAAACAACGGAAGGAAGAACTGCAAAATGACTGATCAGTATGATGACACTAATCGCGGTGCGATTTTCAAAAATGACAATAAAACCGCAGACAATCAGCCAGATTATACCGGCAAGATCAATGTCGATGGTGTCGAGAAACGCATTGCGCTATGGGTTAGGGAAAGTCAAAAAGGCACAAAATATATGTCCGCTGCAATTAGCGACCCGATGCCACCGAAGGAACAGGATGCACCAAGGGCAGAACAGATGCAGCCTTTAGCCGATGCGATCCCGTTCTAAAAAGAAAATAACCTATGCACCGGCCTCAAATGCACAGGGTCGGTGCGTATGGTGCGACAAGACACTGCGCTTTAGCGACCCAGACTGGGTTGTTGATGGCGACAAACAAATTCTGCATCTGGGATGCTTTAGGGAAAGATTGGACATAATCAATGCAAATAGAAAAGAACGTGCCAGTGCCGCCAGCCGGTCGCAGCAAGATTGAAATTATCAACGATATGGAAATCGGCGACAGCGTGCTTTGCGATACCTATGAAAAGGCAATGTCGCTGCGTGATGCGCTGCGGTATCGTGGCCTAAAATATACTACCCGCAAAATGGATGACGGGTGGCGGGTTTGGCGGCTGGAATAGCCGCCTTACTTTTTGCCAAAAAACTTAGTGGCTGACCGCACGCCAAAACTGGCTGCAACAATAACGCCTAACGTGACTTGATACCATTCCGGCATAGTTTCCAGCGCAGCAAAACCTTCAGCGACTACATTTCTGCCCCAATCGCCGCAAAAGGCTAATATTAGCGGAATGCTAAAAAGACAGGTCAGCCATTCATCTTTCCAGCTAGATACGCTGGCATCAGCCATCTTTAAATCCCAGTCAATTTCGCCAGTCGCCTTTTTTTGCATCACAATGGCTTCAGCTTGTGCCTTTGCTACCTTTACCCCTGTCTCAGCTTTAGCGGTCTCCACGCGGCCTTCTAGCCACGTTGACGCTAGGTTTGCAATCGGTGTTAAAAACTGGATCATTTGCTTTGCCCTTTGCTGTTTACATATAGGCCAAACCACGCTGCCCCTGCGCCAACGATCACGGAAACAAATCCGGCCTGTGCATTATTCGGTGACGGCAATGCCATAAACCAAGCACAAGTCTGATAAAAGACTACCATATAACTTAATATCAACAAACGCGGCACAATGCGCCAAGCGTCAAGGCGTTCCGGTGTCATTCTGCCAAAGCCCTCATCCGATCAATAAGTCTGCCAGCGCGGTTAGGCACTTGCCTTGCCCATTTGCTATCTGCCATCTGGGTTGCCGCCTCATCATAGTCATAATTAGCTATAGCTGCACGCAGTTTCAGGAAACGACCCAACCGGCTGCGGCCTAGATTAAACGCCATATTGGCTAATATTAGCTGGCACTCATCCGGCAAATCATCCCAGTTTTCAAACAGCGACCGGCAATCTTCGACAGTGACTGCAATATCGAGCGCAAATAGCTGCCGACAGCGTTCCGGCGTGATTTGCGTGCCGACAGGTTTGCCGTGTTCCGCATCAGCTTCGCGGATCAAATGCCCGATACCAACGGTAGGCAGACCGTGTATGTCCAAATAAATATCTAGCCGCACGCCCTCATCGCTGGCTATTTCTTCCCGCAACTGATCCATATTCATCGTCTCATCTCCAAAACAACAGCCACCGCTTTATCCCAGCTTTCACGTTCCGCATCTTCTGTAAAGCGCGTTGGCGACACCCGCATACTATATTGCCGTACTGCCGTAATCGGCAAGAACAAGCACCGTCTGGCATTGGGTGAAACAAGGCACAAAACATCATAATCTTCTTTCGTTGGCAAATGTTTCGCTTTACAGCCGTGACCAAGTTGGAAATGGTGACGCGCAGATCGACCATCGCGATTAGATAAAAGGCTAGCAGTCTTAATCTGACAGCGTAAAAACGTCTGATCAAGGAACGCCAGCGCATCAATTCGATCCATTGGGCAATGCGTCGCTTTCCAGCCCATAGACAATATTGCAGACAGAGCAATATATTCCCCCATCAACCCCGTTGCGGTTGCGCTATTTAACAATTGCACTAGCCGTTGCTGTTAAAACCCCGATAAACAGCCCAATGATAACCACAACCAGCCCGACAGCAATAGCCCCTATTTTAAAATTTTCAAGCATCTCTTGCTGCCGCAGCAATTCCGCTTTTCTAGCCCTAGCACGCGCCTCTTTGGCCTCTTGGATGCGTTTGGCACGTTCTGCCAGTATCGACGCCCAAGTGCCGTGACCGAAGCGGAAATCGACCATTCGCGCCACCTCTGCGATTTGCTCCGCAGCCAGCTTTGCGTCAATCATTTCCTTTGCGACAGATTGCACGCCAAATTGGTCAGCTATGCCCAGACCCGTCTTTTTGTTGCTGGCCTCTTGCACCTGCTTTTGGCCGGTAAACAGCGCATCAATCTGACCGGCGATCTCGCCAATATCTTTGGCGGTGGAAATGTTACTTTTTATGAAATCTACGCTACTTTTGACAAGTGCGATCCCAGCAAGGGCGGTGCTGATTGGTTCCATTGGGATAGCATACCTTCCGCAAGTTGCTGACACCGCCACTTCATCGGCATCAAGTTTGCAATGCTCCCAATATCGCGTGACATTTCAAAGGCACGTTTGCGGCAATCTTCCCGCGTTTCGCTGTAAATGTATGAATGAAACTCGACACATTCGGTTGGTGCGCCGATAACGCAAGCTAGAACAATCGCCTTAAACACGACCAGTTAAGCGTTTAATGGTGTCTGTTTCCCATATACGGATCAGAACCCAAACGCCAGTAAACAAGGCCACGATGTCGGGCATCATTCCGACCCAAGCAGCAAACGTGCCTGTTCCGGCTGCAACATCAATGATAACCTTGTTTTCTTCGCTCATTATTCGCCGCCTTCAGCCGGAGTTTCTTCAGCCGGAGCCATCTCAGCAGCTTGTGCCGCCAGATGTGCCGCATAAGCATCCTTAACAGCCTGTGTATGTACCGCTGCACAGATAGCTTGCACCTCTGCGCTTTCGCCAGTGATGTCAGCGTCAGGTGCTACAACGTGCCGTGAAAAGCTACGGCTAATCTCAACACCATCACGCTTGATGACCGTTGCTGTGCGTACTTGAACGTGCTTGTAGTCGCCTACGATTTCGATTTTGTCTTGTACTGTTTCTTCTGTGAGTGCCATTTTTATCTCCTTTGGCTGGACTGTCCGACCTGATGTCCAATCAGGTTATTATGTTCTGTAACTAATTGAAAAACCGTATCCATAAGTTTGTCCATTAGTCGCTGCGCTACTATTTGCATAGTTCCAAAACCCAGTTGTAGATTGCGAGCCAATAGTTAGATTTCCACTTAAAGTTACACCAGTTGAATACCATTCTCTAAAAGTTATGCCCGAATAATTTATCGCAGCTACAGTAAAGGGCAGACCCGATACGCTACCAAAAACAGTTCCAGACTGCACAAATTGAACTTGGCATTGAATATTTACAAGGTTTCCAATTTTGGTGTATATACCAGTTTGAACAGCGTGCGAACTAGCGGTGCTGACGGTTGGCGTCCAAGTCCCCTCCTCATAGTCATCCAGATGATTAGCCGCAGCAGTGCCGCCCAAGTAGACACCGCCGGAGAGGTAGAGGTCTTTGAAACGGTTAACAGAACGACCTAAATCTAAAGCATTGTCTGTTGACGGACCTAAACGAGTGCTGTTCCACTCAACATAATTTGTACCACTATAAGCTAAATTACCATTACCACTCTGACTGTTGATTGTTAAAGCAGCACCACCACGACTATTAATCGACCCCACAGAGACACCGTCTCTGCTAATACGCAAAACCTCACCATCGCTGCTTAAGCGGTTTAAATACATAGCAGGTGCGCCAGACTTAGCCACCTGTATATTAGCCGCCGCAGCAAGCATTACGCCTTCATTGCCACCAGAGCCATTGTTGAATAGGGAATTATCAGTAGTCCCCACCAATAAGTTTCCACTTGCATCCAGCGTCATCGCAGTGCTTGTGGCGTTATCGTCAATGCCTGTTGATGAAAAAGCACCCGTAGATGGATCAGTTTTTATAGTGGTTATCCAAGCAGTATTGCCGCTGTTTCTAACTTTCCAAGACCCGTCTGTGGTGTCAAACCAAAGCTGATAGGGATATGGCGTTGTCGGCGCAGATGACCCCGCGCTCATCGTTGCCGCAGCTTGCAGCGCATCGTTCAAATCTGACCGAAAACTAGGAAAAGTTTGGTTGGCAATGTTAAAATCGTGCTGTGACATTTAAAACCCCGTTGCAACGTAATCAAACAACCGATCCACTGGCGTGCCGCCACTGTTGTAAAATGTGATCGTAAAGCCGGTTGCCGATTTGCTAGTTATACCATAATAATCGCCAGATTGCATATCCCCGACCGAAATTGAAACCGCGTTCAGTGCCTTAAATGGCGTTGTGAACGTGATAACCTTTGATCCCGCGCCACTTTGAATGTCATTCCCGCTTTGCGTTCTATCCGGCAAGCGCATTTCTGCGGTCAGTTCCTCAATGGCCGGTGTTTCTGCGCTGTCAGTGCTGGTCAGAACCGCCCTAAACCGCAACGCCCTTGCTGTATAGGTTCCAACTACAAACTGCCGGTAAGCAGTCCACGTCGGGCTGCCAGCGGGGTCGTCTTGCGTGGTGCTGACATATAAATCAACGTCAGTCGCGCCGCTTGCCGGTGTTCCAGTGTGCATAGATAGTTGCGAGACCTTCAAAACCGCGCTGGCTTGCGCCGTAAATACCGCGCCAAGGTTGATGATGTTTGCAAAGTCATATGTGCCGCTGCTTGCAATAAAGCCAGCACCGGAACCACCGCCGAACAAGCCGGTTGCATCGTCAAAATTACCGGCAACGCTATCAAACAGATTGGTCGTATCCAGCCGCAGAACGTCATCGATCACAACGCAATCGGTCTTCGTGCCAAGAAAATCGCTGTGTTCTGACACTGTATCGGTCAAATTAAGCCCGTCAACTTGATCGACCAAAGCCACGCTGCTATCTGCATTGACGCTTTGCACGCCAAATTTGTTGACCGCCTTGATGAAATATGTGCCGGTTAGGGCTGGTGCGACAACAGTATTGGTCGGACGCGGCACTTTCTTGACGATTGTTTGCGCGTTGTTGTATGTCGCGCCGGTCAGCAATGGCGAATGCCGGATGACATAATGCGACAAATCTTGATCGGTTGATGCTGTCCAGCTTAAATCGGCGTTTTTGCCGATGATGTTGACGCTGAAATTGGTCACGTCAGACGCAGCCGCAGCTTGCCCGACAATGGTATGATTAGCCGTTGCCCACGCAGACTTGACACCAAGCGCGTTGATTGACCTTGCGCGGATGTTATAAGTGCCGCCGGACTGCACATTGACCAGCGTAAAGCGGTTGCCGGAACCTATGCCCAGTGACTTGTAAACTGTGTCTGTTGACAGCTTTGCTTGCACCTCAAATTGCCGCGCATAGATGCTGGTGCTTTCAACGTCAGCGATCAGCACTGAAATAGCTTGCTGATTAAACAGTTCTAGCGTGTCAGATGGTGAAATTGTAGGCGCGGGAATGTTGAATGGGTCTGGCAAGGTTGTATTGTCTTGAACAAAGGCAGTTTCTTCAGCGTTCCAAGTATAAACTGCGCTGTTTGTTTCGACTAATTGACAATCAACAGTTGCTTCAGTGCTGTTAAAATTTAATCGCCAGTTTACTACTTCAAACACTTTTTGCGTCCAACCCAGCCGCGCATTAGTGATCATTACAGTGTCACCAACTTGAAACTGAAAAGCAGTCATTTTGAATTTAGCTTGAACACTAATTTGTTGCCGATTTTTGTATAGGATTTGCTTTGCAATACGTTGCGCTCTTGCAGAATTGTCTGTAAATGGCAAATCAAAATTTAGATAACGGCGTTCACCGCCATCTTCGGTTTCAAACGTGCTGCTAGTGACCTCAGGATAATCTGTAGCTTGATAGTCGCTTTCTGGGCTAATGAACTGTCCTTTGATAGCGTTGAAGCTATCACGCGCCGAATTCGACGTGGTAACAAGAAGGCCACCAGCCAAATCATCTTCATCAAGCGTTACAGTTGGCGTGACATATGCGCCAGCCTTTAACGACCATTTGCCGTTGCTGTAATACAAAGACCCGCCCAATGACGTCAGCATTTGCTCTAAATTGCTGCGCGGCGTGTTTTGCGTATCAATCACACCAGAAAAAACATATCTTTGTTGCGAACCGCCGCCAACTTTAGCAACGGTTTCTTCGCAAATATTAGCCGCAGCAATAAAGCTAGTATCATCAATTTCACTAGCACTTGCCCCAAGGCCATAGGTTGCATCGGTTAAATAATCGCGGATAACCAATGCTGGGTTTGAACTCCAAGAAGTTGATGCTGTACGCGGATCATAAACCTTTTTGCCAAGCACTTTTGCGCTAATATTTGGCACGCCTTGCGGAAATGCGTCTGGATCAAATTTTAATCGGCAATAGATATATGCTTGATCTGTCAATGTGTGGCTTGATGTCCAGCCAGACGTTGCCAAAAGGTCAGATGGAATTGAGCCAGCATTGCCTTTTGTAATGCCGAAAATTTTAACTAAACCATCATATTTGTCTGGGCTTGAAACAACGCCAGTTCCAGAATTATAAGATAAAATTTCATCATTAAAATAAAATGTTTGAAATTGCTGAATTTCGTGTGCGGCCAAGACGATAACCATATGCAAATATTCATCGTCATCAGTGGCTTCCAAAAAGACAATGGTGCCGCCAACCCGCGCAGTGCCATAAACTAATTTGCGTGTGCTGTTTGATGCTCTTGTTGTAATAGTTTTTGATTGGTCGATGCCACCATTGCCACCACCGCCGATGTTCGGAATTTTTGGCTTTGGTGCAAGTGCAGATGCCGCTGCCGAAATAGCTAAATTCAATGCGAATGTTGACGCAACATAGGCGAAAGTTACCGTTGCAACGGTTCCGGCAATATAGGCAGAGCCTACTGTGGCTGCGGTTGCAACGGCTGCTGCGACTACTGCTGGTGGCATATTACACCTTCCACGCTTTCTTGGCCGCGTTTAACGGCAGGAAAATTAAACCATCTTTGCTCATTGCGGCGACTTTATCACCGACCACCAATGATAACGCATCACCTAGCGGCGTGTCTATTAGTGCCACGTCGCCGCGCTGCGCTTTAAATGGCTCTATTTCGTCCAACCTAGACCCGACACTGGCCGCAAGATCGCCAAGCCCCATTTTTACCAGAAACCTTGCAAAGCCTTTCTGTGATGAATATTGACCTATCCAGTCATCAAATCGTGACGACCCACAAATTGCTTTTTCGGCATATAAACAAAAATGACCGCAGTCGGCCTCGCCCCATTCAAACTTTTTGTGCCGCCATTCCTCGATATGATCGTTCAAGCGTGACGGCCAATCCTCTAACCGCCCCATTTTATAGATGCCTCCTGCAAAGAATTGACAAATTCAAAGCCTTTATCGTTAGCATCAAGGGCTTTTTGATCTTCGCTTGTCCAACGGCGCAATCGTGGTCGTTCCAAATCAATCAATCGACTTTCGGCAGTCAGTGTAATTGTGCAAGTTTCGCCCTCTTCGGCAATGCTCATCACATCCATTCGGCCGGAAAACACTTTATAGCTGCTAACTGTGCCGCTGGTAATTGCCCCAAGGTGTATGTTTACAATGCGATATTTATAATTTTCAGTTAAAGCATATGATAAAATGCTGCTTGATATGCCCGTCAGCGTCATTGAAACGCCCTTTGCGCCAATTTCTGCGGCCTCTTCAATAGCAGAAATCCCGATCAGCGTGCCGCCGCCAGTGTAAGTATTGCCGCCAAATGTCAAATCGCCATAGCCATTCCACAACCGTAAAGTGCCGCTGTCAAATTCAAGCTCAACTGCGACAAAACCAGTAAAGCTATCAGTGGCAAATTCTGATGGTACACCGCTGCGCGTCATAGTGCTTCAACCGCTGCAAAGCTGATTGAATAAAAACCAGCGTTGTTAATTGTCCACGTTGCATCATTCGTCGCCAGCCGGAAAACGCCTTGTGCGCCGCTAACAACCACAGTTGCATTGTCTGCCGGTGATGAACGCAAATCCGGCCACAGGTTTAACGTAGCTTGACCGCTGCCGTTTGTGTCAACATCTTCTAGCACCTTATAAAGTCGCGCGGTTGCACCGCTGCCTAGCTGGATATAATCGCCAGCCTTCAAATAGCCGGAAGCAGACGCAGGAAGCCCGTCAATAGCCAACTCGTTACCAGTCTGGCTTGCACCATTAACAACCGGCGTGCCAGCCGCTGTGGCCGCTGATCCGCGTGGCGTTGCGGCATTAGGATCGCCCAAAAGGAACGTGCCAAACTGACCACGCAACCGCAGCAAAAAGCTGTTCCAATATTCGCTGTCAGAACGTTTGACAGGCGGGATGCGGATCGTTGCCGCCCAACGTGCGCCAGCGTGCCGAACAACTTGCTGCGAGAACGTGAATGGGCTTTCGCTAATTGACACAACGTCAGTCGCAGTAATTTCAACCGCAGCAACGCCGGTCTGTGTCGGAAATGTGAGTGGATAAGTTTCAGCCATAACTATGCCCCAAATGCGCTGGCGAATGAACCACCGCGCCGCCTTGCGTCAATAACTGCCGCCTTCGATGCCTCTTGAATTTGCGGCAACATACCCATAACCTCTGCGCGTACTGTTTGCGATACGCCAGCCGATAGGTTAATGGTCTGATTGACCACTACACCGCCGCCCATTTTGTCATTCGGGACAATCGTCCCGCTTTGATTTGGCACAAACATTTCTGCGCCGCGCTCACCAACAAGATAAGATTTGCCAGCCGAAACAGAGCCACCATTAGCCCTAGCACCGCCAAATATTGCACTGCCAATTGTTTGCAAGAAATTACCGCCACTCATTGCTTGCGCCAGTGGCTGTGTAATGCTTTGTTGGATTTGGATGCGGATCAGATCGCTAATGATCGACCGCGCCATATTTTTAAACGCATCTTTTGCACTAGCAGCACCCATAGTCACATCAACAAGCGCATCTTCCAAAGATTTAACGCCACGCACCGCTGCATTGCCAAGCCCTTCTTTGACCTCATCGCCTTTCTCTTTTAATTTTTTTAAGGTTTCGGCAAATGTGTCAGCCTTTTCTTTTGTTGTTTCTAAATTAGGCATTAATGCCGCAAGCTGTGCGTCTAATGCAGCAATGGCTTGCCCCGTCAAATGCGCCTCGTTTTTGTCTTTCTCAAGGCCAGCCTCAAGGCTGTCGAGATTAGGCAACAATTTATTAACTGCATCAGTGAGACCAGGGAACGCCTTCTCGGCCAGCTTCATTGACTCATCAGCCGCAAACTTTACTGCGTTAATAATCCTGTCAAGATTATCGGTCATTGACGCAATTACAGCAATTACAGTCAGCGTTCCATACATCAACATTTTCTGTGCAGCGCGATACAATATCATAGCCTTTTGCGCTTTTAACAACGCACTGCCAAATTTAATAAACGCCAACGCTTGCCCAAGAACGGCTTTAGCAAAAAGATAGGATGTTACGGCAATTAAACTGCGCCGTAAAAAGTCAATATTACGCGAAACAAAATCAGCCATTCTGCCGATATTTGTAAATATAGATGGAATAAGGCGCACGCCGGACGCTAGGAATTGACCAATTGATGTTGCCAGCCCGTTACTGCTTTGCATCATATCGCCGAAAAATCTCGACACTTCGATCAACGCTTGATTAAAGCCAGCCTCGCCTATCGCCTTTTTGAAGGTGTCGAAATTATCGCCAAGATTTGAAAATGCGCCGTTTAAGGTTTTAGCTTGTTCTGCCATAGCACCGGCAAATTGCGTTTCACCCAACCCGACCAAATAGCCGGTAATAGCGTCTGCGCTTTTTTGCACTGTTGTCGTCATACCCTTAAAGGTAAACGAAACCTTGTCACCTTCTGTCTTGGCCTTGATACCAAATTCCTTTAGGCGTTCAAATTCTCCAACAGCCGCATCAGCCGCAGCCTCAACAAACTGATCAAGGGATTTGCCTACGCCGGACGTAATGTTGCCAAACGCCACCATCGTTTTAATTGATGGCTTTAAACCAACGGCAATCAGCTTGTTAAAACTGCCAACAACTTCTTTTAATGCAAATGGTGTTTTGGCGGCAAACACTTGTAATATTTCAAATGCTTTTGACGCGCTTTCGGCTGACCCTAAAAACGTCTTTAGTGATGCTTCTAGTGACTGAAATTCTCTGTTTGTTTGAACAGTTGACTTGACCAAAAGGCCAAAGCCGGTTGCGCCAGCTAGGCCAGCAATGGCGGTCTGCACGTTGAAAACCGCGCCTTTGATTTTGCCAAGGCTAGAACGCAAGCTGGCAAACGCTGTGCCGGTGTTATTCTTAGCGGTGATTGTGATCGGCAGATTATTTTTCATTACCATTTTCAATCACCCTAAAATAAGCAAACCATTCGTTCAATTCATTTAGCGTCAATTCTTCAATTTCAGCCTGTGTCTTGTGAAGGCGATCCGCCAAGGCCATCATATTCAGCCTTAACGGGTCGCCCTTTAGTTTTTTTCAGCGTACTCAATGCTTTCAACATCACCAAACATCTGCCCAGCAATATCAGCAATCAAGGCCACGCTGTCACCCATCAGAAACATTTTATCTTCAAGAGTGAACAATCGCTTGCCATCGGCATCTTCAGCTTTGCTAATAATCAAATCAACCATACCGCTGATCGTCATATTGTTAAGAAAGTCTTTGTGCTTTCTTTGCAGCTTGTCGATGTCTCCGGCGGTAATGGCTCCAGAATAAATAACCAACGGCTGACCATCTTCGCCCCACTCATCAACTTTAATGACCTTCCGGTCGCGGTTACGCCTTGCGGCGATCTGTTCTCCCAAGCCCATAATTTACCCCTTTAAACGACAGTTTCAGTTAGACCACCAGTGCCTTGCAGCGAATAGGTAGCGGTGTTAATGCCATCAGATGTTACACCGATTGAACGGCTGGTGACAATCGCTGAACCAGTCAATTGATGGTCGCCGGTTGTGTTGCCTTCCATCTGCAATTTCAGAACAACAGTATCGCCAGCGGTTACGTTGTTTTGCGCTGTGTCTGTGTCGTCAAAATATGTTTCAACAGTTGCGGTGAAATCTGTGAAGCTGGCTTTGTAAGTCTTTGAGGTATCGCCCATCACTGTATCTTCAATAGTGTCGGCAGTCTCATCAACAGAAAAGCTAATCACTTCAGCCATTACGTCTGTGCCGATTAGAACGACACCATCGTTTCCTTTAAAAGTAGCCATCGTTTTAAGTTCCTTTTCTAAACGGCAGTTTCAACGTCATTTTCTTTGGTGCGGTATTGCACCGATATTGTAAACCGACCAACGGCCACCGGCTGTTCGCCATCGCCCGAATAGTCAGCCTCAAACGCAACAACCTGTGCATCTTTTGCCAGATTGTTTAGCGTTACATCAGCGGCAATGGCCTCTTCAACCTCAACCGCAATAGTGTCCAGCGCATTATCATAATTCGCTGTGCCAATAACATATGCCTCAACGGCGACATCTAAAACCCGATTTACTGAACGCGCCAGCGTAATTGTATCAAATTCGGTCGCTTCGCTCTTGGTAAAAATACATAAAGCTGGCAACTTTGTCTGTTCTAGCGGAAAGATACGGCTGCGGAATACGTTGCTGCCGGTTGTGGTCAATCCCGTCAATGTCGTCACGATCTGGTCGCGGATTTGCTGCCGGACGTGTGCCATTATTGTTTTTCCAATACCAGCGTGGTCATACCAGTGCCGTCATCCTGCACAATCCGCATCGTATAGGCCACCGCGTTGATCGTAATAGTGTCGCCTTCAGCGGCTGTGCTAACGTCTGCGGTGCGGCAAACAAATCGCGGTTGTTGTAATGCAAAGCCAACGCCCCCACCAGCGTCAACCTCGACAAAATCATTATCAAAGATGCCGTTAATCGTGGTCGCATTATAGGTCGCAGCAACCCCGAAATCATCAACGCCAACAAAAATGGCGCGGTCATCTGCGGTTTCGACTGCCATTAGTCGGCATCCTCATCAGCAACTTTAGCCACTTTAGTCACTTTAGCTGACCATAGCTTTGCATAACCGCGATCAATCAGCTTGTTTGCTTCATCTTCACGCACATCGTGATCTTCGCCCTCAAGCATAATGCCGACTGAACCCGCTTGGCAGTCTTTTAGCGTTGTGATTTTGATCAGTTTTGTTGTCATTTTTTCTTTGTGTTCCGTTTAATAAGGCTAGACGCTGATTTTTTTGTTAGGCCAATTGCCCGATCAGTGATGCCTTGCTTTTCTTCATACACCTCAACCTTGCCAGTATTGACCAGATCAAACCCCACGTTTTCAGTAACCTCGACGATATCGCCAACAACGTGCGCTTTACCGCCGATCAGAATATTCCGCTTGCATTTGATTTTCATATTAGCCCCCTATAGGGTGAAGATAGGGCAACCGAAGCTGCCCTATCATTATATTTATGCGTCGATGTCAAGACACGCAGCAAATGACTGTGCGTGACGAACAGCAATGTCCAGCTCTTGCATTACGCGGATACGTACTGCGCCGGTTGAACCGGCTGTGTATGGATCCACAAGTACATCTGGTGTGCTAAAGAAGCCCATCATCAGTTGGCTAAAGTCACCAAAGATCATTGCAGAAAGTGCGGTTCCAGTGCCTTTGGTCAGATCAGATGGAACATTGTTGGTTATTGAAAGATTATAACCATACAAGCTGTTCCAAGGTGCATCTAACAGCATAACGCTATCTGTTGACGCAACCTTTGCAGTTGAAGCCATTAGTGACTTAACCTTTGGATTGGTCAGATAAGCAAGCGTGTTGCCGTTAATAGCAGCATTGTCAACTTCAACTTCTTTAACCAAGTTGACAATATCATCCCAAGCAATCGCGCCACCGTTTGTGCCAATTGCAACTGAACCGATACCGGATGTGCCAGTGATGCCGGTTGGCTCGTTAGAGCCGCCACCTTCAATCGCAACATCTTCAATTTTTTGTGCGATTGCGTTCAGCAGATCATCACGAACAATCTGCTCAACCGATGGATCAGACTGGATCATCAGCAAACGAGAAATGTCGGTGAATGCTCCAAGTGATTTTGGAGACATTGTGATTTGCGAAAACACAGCGTTCACCTCAGATGTCGCACCATTCTCAGCAACGAAACCGGCAGATACGCCAGTTGCTAGCTTTGGAATAGCAACATCGCCACGCAGACCAGTCATAAAGCGTGCGCCAAGCTCGTTAAACACCAAACGTGACCGCAGGGCATCAACAAACTGATCACCAAGATGGTCTGTGCCGACTAAGTGACCACCGGCTGTAGCTGTGCCAACAGTCAGGTCACGACGACCGCCCCAGAAGCTATCTGGCGCATAAAAGCCGCGTGCCTCGCGTCCAGTGCGCTTTGCGATTTCTTCTGAAACCTCGCGCTCAAGACCATTTAGGCCAGAGCCATTCACCAAGCCGCGAACAGCTTTGATGAACGAATAGTCGCGCTGCTCTTTAGCTGACATATCAACCGCACCGGCTGACTGCTCAAGTGGCTTACCTTCGCCGATTGCGTCCAGCAATGTTGCGCGGAATTGTGCAACAGACTGACCTTCGCCGATAGCTTTATCGGCTAGATCACGCCGATTGTGTTTAACAGCAAGATTGATGATCTCGCTGGCATTCTTTTGGAAATCGCGCTTGGCTGCTTCAGCGGCTGCTTCGCGGATTTCGTCGTGATTTACTTCAGACATTTTAGGTGTCTCCTTTTGTTTAATCACTGGTTCAACAAATTCAGCTTTGCGGTTCACGCCGACACCAGCGTCAGCGGGAACGGATACAATGCTGGCTTCATACGGAACCCACGAGCTAATAGCGACCGTCCCGTCGCGTTCATTCTTTTGTTCCATTTCGCGGATTTGGTATCCGATGCTGACGTTGCTTCGAATACCGTCCTTGACGTCTTGATAAACCTCTTGTGCCAGCGCGCTTTTTCCAAAGCGAACCACTGACCGCAACTTGCGATCAGCTTGATCCAAATAGGTACGTTCAATAACGCCAATCTGCTTTGTCAGATCGTGATCCAGCAATAATGGCGCGTGGCCGCTGTCCAATCTTGACAAATCTACCGCGCCATCGCTATGACGCAAAACCTCTAAACCAAAAGAACGCTCAACGGGTTCTTCAGATGAAATCGACATTCTGACGCGGCGGTCATCTTCCTCGACCATATCCGCTGCGCGCGCGCGAAACACAAGTTCGCCACGATCAAGCCGATCTTCATTATGTGTTTGTTCGTTTTCCATTGGTGCATTATCCACCAATTCATCGCTATTTTCAATTGGTTCAATTTCAGACATTTCAATGCCCCTTTCGCCTTCATCTATTCGGTCAAGCGCAGCATCTTTTGCCCTTGCCCACGTTTGACCGGCATCGCCGCCCCACGCTGCCCACGCAACGCGACCTTTGGACGGATAGCCATCTTCACCGGCAGAAAAACCTTCGGCTTGCTTGTCGACCTCGTGCCGACTAAAAAAGCTGTGCATCCGGCGCACTGTATCGGCAGATAGCTCTTGCCGGTTAGCCAGTTGTGTTGCACGCGCTACCGCAACATCAGTGCCGCCTTGCTTGCCCTCTTCGCGCCACTTTTTGAATTTACGAGCTTCCGCTGCCATACCGTCGGTTGGCTTTAGGCTGATTTCAACGCCTTTATACGTCGCCATCTTTTTTGCTCACTTCTTCCTCTGATAGCTTTACGCCGCCAAAACTAGTTAATCCACCGCCAAACGGCTGGAAGGCTGTCTCAATTCCAAACCTTTCGGCAAGCTCTCTTTCCCGATTAACCTGTTCAAACACTTCTTCAGTGTCACGCCCATATTGGCTGTGCACGTCTTGCAGACTGACAATGCCGTTTTGCAAAGCTGCAACACTTGCGCTAATTTCTTTTGACGGGTCAACCCAAGCAAAGCCGCGTGGCCGGTAAATTACTTGATCTGCAAACAGGTCATATTTCCCCATCGGCAAATTAACGCGGCCAACAGTAATAGCCATTTCTAGCCAAGCGCGATAAACCGGATCAATAAACTGGTCGATCATAAATTGCTGCACCATCTTAAAATGGTCACGATCTTCAATTGTGCCTTGCCGGATGCTGCTATAGCTAACGCCTTCAAGGTTGTTTGCCAGCGATACATAGCTGACCCCAAGGCCTGACGCGATCCCGCGCAATATACCCTTTTCAAACTCCGCAAAGCTGTCAGTCGGGTTTTGCGGGTCAAAGGCGGTAAATGACATTCCAGCCGGTAACTGCGTAAACGTGGCTGGCTCCGCTGACATTATTGGCGCGTTATTGTCGTAATCGTCGCCGACAAAGCCATCGCCCTCTGGGCTGGTGAAAAAGCCCATCTTTGATGCGGCAACCCGCGCATTTACAAGCGTCGCCTCTTCATAGCCGTCCAGCATCTTTAAACGGGTCAGCACGTTGCTCATCCAAGGCACGCCACGGGTTTGCCCAGCGCGGTCTTGCAAATAGCAGTGGATAATCTCACTAGCCGGCACAATCTTGTGATGACGCTTTGTCTTGCTGCCATACCCTTGATCGTGATGCGGGTGATCTTCAAACAGATAATAGTTTAGCGGCTTGCCGGTGCGCCGATCCAACTCCACGCCCATACGCACTTCATTGCCGTTTGCTAATCGTGCGTCATAGCCCTCATCGAGATAGTCAGCTTCCAGAAACTTTAGCGAAAAGCCAAATGGGTTTCCGGCTGGGTTCTTGATTTTTTGGATTAGCACTTCACCATCGCGTGCCAGCGTTTCCATAAACAGCCGCTGCGCTTGCACCCACGATACGCGGCCATCTACTGTGCAAAAACCAGCCCGACCCCACTGTTGCCACGCTTGTTCGATGATGCGATTGCCTACGCTGTCTAGTGAATTATCGTCATTGCGCTTGCGAACCTGTATTCGCACGCCATTTGCGCCGACCACGTTTGTCGACATAATCTGCAAATATCTTTTGGCATATGGATGGTTACGGCTGATTTCGCGGCAACGATCCCGCAAAACGCGCAATGATGGCTTAATTTCGCTGTCCGCCGATCGGCTGCTAGATACAAAATCACTGAATAATCGGCCAGTGTCAGCCCCGTGAAACGCCCGAACCGCCTTGCGTGGCTGGGGCTTCGCTTTGAAAAAGTCAAAGATGCCCATTATTAAAACCTCACTAAGATGGTTTGACTTGACCGATAGCCGTTCCGCGCATCTTCTGTGCGGCGTTCCTTAACATATTCTTTGCGGTAAAAGTCACGCGCTTCGATCAAATCTTGGAACGACATTTTTGTCAATGACCGC